CAGCACCTGGTCGAAGATACCGGGCAGTTCGCGCCCGGCCTTACTGCCCTCGATCTGGGGATCGAAGGTCGGGCGGCCGAAGTCGTCCTTGCCGACGTCGAGAATGCCAACGGTGATGATGTTCTTGGTGCGGACGTGCTGCGCCTGGGTAAGCCAGGTCACGATTTCCTGCCCAAGCAGGCCATAAGCGCCGCGCGTGTCAGGCTTGCCGGTCTTCTCGCTGAAGGCTTCCGGCTGGGTCTTCGCCCATGCCAGCGCCATGCGGCTGGCAACGGTGATCGAGTCGATGAAGATGGTATCGTACTTGTCGAACATCGCTGGATCACCCAGCGCGGTCGCATATTCCGCATGCGCTTGCGCGCTGTAGGGTGTGCCGGGATGGGCTGCCGGGTCTGGACCGCCCAGAAGGCAGATCATGGCCCGGGCAAACATCCATGGATGCACGCCCATCTTCGTGGCTTCCTCGCGGACGGAGATGACATCGCCGCGCCATGCCTGGATCGCCAGCGTGCCAGCCTCCAGATCCAGGAACAGTGTCTTCTCAGGGTCGAGCGTGGAAGCCTGAAAGGTCTTGCCTACGCCCGAAGGGCCGAACAAGGCAATGTTGACTTTCTGACGGGCGGCAAGTCGCTCATCGGCTGAGATGATGTGGAGGGCCATTGCTAGATTGCTCCCTGAATGATTTCGTGTTCATCGACGGGTTCGAACCCGTCGATCAGCAAAAGAGGGTCGACCTCGAACAGCTTGCGCGAGATGGCAAATGTCGCCGACTGTTCGTCAGTATCTGGCGAGAGGTGCGCGGACAGTGCGACACGGGCGATCACGCCGGCCAGGGCGTAGGCTTGGATATTGTATCCACGCTGAAGGAACTTCCTCACGCGGAGCATAGAGCCGCCAGCTTCTTCCTCTCTGACCGGGAAGGTGTAGGTCAGCCGCCGCGCCGCAAGATCGGAATAAAATTCGTCGCTAATAACCGACGCCCAAAGAGACTTCTTTCGGTCGTACCAAACGACCGCTTGGCAGACGGTGAAATCGAATGATCTCATAAGGTCTTCAGCTTCGCCAAAGAGCCATCTTGTAATGAATTGGACGGGGATGCGCGGAGCTGACAGCACTGTGATGGCATTGCCGGTTGTATGCACCTTTGCCGCTTCGCGCTTGGATGCGAGATAGTCTGCGGACGATTTCAGCCTTTCTTCCGTGTCACCGAACAGGTCGATGTCCTGCACTGGATTTCCAGCTATCGTTTCACGGATGAAGCCGCCCCCGACAAAGACGGGCTGCTCCTGCATCATCTTGCGGACATCGCGAGGGATGCGACTGACGACCAACTGAAGGTCGCCTTTTGTAAGGGTGGCCATTATTCCCCCTCCTTTATCAGCGTGATCTTCGGCGAACCGTACTTGACGGTGCGCGCCTTATCGATCTTCTGGCGAAGGGCAGGGTCGACTGCATCGATCCCGTCATAGACCTTCTCAGGCACGGCGAACGCGATCTTGAACAGCTTCACGACCCGATCCCATGGCATCGTCTTTGCCACGTCCATCAGCTTGTCGCTGTCCCACTCGACCTTCTTGCTGATCTCGCACTTGGCGGTCAGGCCATTCTGCAGCGGCAGATTGACCGTGCCGTGCTGCTTGTCAGCCTGTTCGAAGGCGGCCTTCGCACTGTCGGCCAGGCGCTTGGTGATCTCTTCCACCACCGCGCCAACGCGAAACTTGGCGGATAATAGCTCCTTCTCCCTGTCGGAGAGAAGCTTGTGCAACTCCGGCAACGTCGCCGAAGCCAGGGCTTCGTCTGTCATGTCATCACTCCTTAAAGGTATTCCATCAGGTCAAGCTCCCGCCCGCGGCGGTTCGCTGACTGGATGATCCGGCCGACCCATCGCGACGGGAGCGACCCCCTCACGAACCACTTCTCGACACCCTTCACGGTGATCCCGTCGTGCCCGTCGGCTTCCAGCATGGCGTGCAGATCATGGTACATGCTGCGCGCGCTGTTGCCGTCAGCCCGGCCAGTCGCATCTTTCAGAAACTTGTCGAGTTGCATGGTTCCGCTTTTGTTGGCTTGTGTCGTCGGATGTCTGCTTAATGCCTACAACTTGGGGGCACGTCAAGCTACATCGAAAGCGATAAGCAAAAATTGTCTCTTGTGGTTTATGTAGACAAAATGTAGACACCTTGTTCCAACTACAGATACAAGGGGTTGAAAAATGGTACGAAATCCAAGGCATAGTATGCCTCCGGCGGACGACGGAGGCGATCCGCTTCTGTCTCCTAAAGCACTGTCAAAGCAGGAATTTGGCCGACGATTGCATCATCTGATGCTGTCTCAGAGCATGAACCAGTCAGAGCTGGCGCGGCGCGCGGGACTCGGGAGGGATAATATCTCCTGCTACGTCCGCGGCATCAAGTTCCCCACACCGATGAACATCCGGAAACTCGCCGATGTTCTCGGCGTCAGCACGGAAGAACTCCTGCCCAACGCAATGATGCACGCGATCGATGCGGAGCATCCAGCCGTCGAAATCAAACAGGCGCCGGGGCATCCTGGAATATCGTGGCTGCGCATCAATCGCAGGGTCAGATCGTCGACGGCGGTCAAGATCCTCACTCTCATTGAGGCGGATGATTCGGAGGAAGAATGATCCGCTTGCTGACGCAGCAGGAGGTTGCCGCCGTGCTCCGGGTTTCCGAGCGCACCGTTGCGCGTCTGCGCGCGGACGGCAAGCTGCCGGCCATCCCCGGGCGGCCGGTCAAGATCGATGAGCGCGATCTGTTCGCCTATATTGAAAGGAGCAAGCAATGCCACGCCCCAACAGAGGGCCGTATATCGAGCCCGGCGACAACGGGAATTACGAAATCCGGTGGACCGAAAACGGACGATCGAAGCGCCGTTCTACAGGCACATCGAATTATGCACAGGCTCAGAAGATCCTCGCCCACTTCATTCTCCTGAAGGACAAATCGGAGATGGAGGATCTGCGGGATGTCCTTCTGGTGCGCGACATTCTCGGCGATCCGGATATGCCGGAGGGGGTCAGCTACTGGCACAGCCATGTCCTGCCCAATGTGTCGACCAGCGACATCATGCGGATCTTCGTCAACAACCTCAACCGGCACTTCGGCCATCTGAGGGTCGTCGATGTCAGCCCGACCGACGTCCTGCGCTATCGTCAGCGCCGGGCGTCAGGCGACATCGGCATCCGTCCCGCCGCTGACAGCACGATCCGGCGCGAGCTGGGGGTGCTGACGGCTGCCATGAACTTCGCCGTGAAGAAAACGCGGCAGCTCCGTATCGAGGACATGCCAACGATCGACAAGCCCCCGGCAGGTGAGGCCAAAGGTCGTTGGCTGCGGCATGACGAAGCCGACCGGCTGCTTGCTGCCGCGCGGGGGGCAGGAGAAACCTTGCCGGAAGTCTACAAGTTCATCGTGCTGGCGCTGGGAACCGCGAGTCGCAAGGCCGCGCTCAACGAGCTGGAGAAGTCACAGATCGACTTCGAGCAGGGGCTGATCTATCTCAACCCGCCCGGCCGCCGGCAGACCGCCAAGCGCCGGCCGCCAGTCCCCATGGCAGACTGGCTACGGCCGATCCTGGAGCAGATCGTCAAGGAGGCGAAGGGCGAGCGGCTACTGAATGCCCATCTTACCAATCGTTCGCGCTGCCAGTCCATTGAGGCGGCCTTCCGGAAGGCGTGCAAGGAAGCTGGGCTGGAAGACGTGACGCCGCACACGTTGCGGCATACCTGGGGCACATGGGCGGCGCAGGCCGGGGTGCCTCTGACCGACATCGCCGGGGTGATGGGCGACACGATGGAGACGGTCTTCAGGAACTATCTGCACCATTGCCCCGATCATCTTCGGAGCGCGGTGAATGCGGTCAGGAGGGCGGCGTAAGACCGGGCGTTACGCCCATCCGGGCGTCTGCTTATGTCCGCTATTGTCTGTCACTGACGCCTTAGACCCCCAGAAAAGCGCGGACATATGTCGGCCAACAAGCCAACATGCTTTCTGGGGAGGAAAGTCCTGCGGCCGACATCCATGGGGTGCCGGCCGCTTTTTTATTCAGCAAAGCCAACGGTGTGACCGGCAAAACCAACACGGCATACAGCGGCCACACTCAGCAAACCGGGCGTTAAACCGGGCGTTACGACGGCAATTTGGCGAAGAAGTCGCGGAGCCATTCGACCTTCGTATGGCAGTCGAACCAGGCCGCGCGCTGCGCGACCATATAGTCCGCGACCATCGCGTCAGTGATCGCCCCCGGCGGCACGAGCGGTTCGCCGGCGCACTCCAGCTTTTCAAT